ACATATCTGTAATCGCGCGCATAATCAGGAACAGTTGCCCCGTAATCTCCTGTATTTGCTGCGCAGGCAAACCATCCCCATACATAGACGCCCTGTGTTCCAGTTCCGACAAACTTGAAAGGCTCAATAAGGCTTCCATTGTTCAAGCGAACAGTCATATATGCTGGATTAGAATCTGATGTAAAATCGATGTAATACCGCCGCCAGTTGTCCCCTAGATCTTCATCCCAGATCTGGTTTATTACAAGTGATGCACCGTTGATATTATAGGTGTCGAGTGCTGCATCTCCATTGAACAGTTCTACGCGGTAATCAATGACGCTTACGTCCGCTGCTCCTTCCCAGAGCGTATCGCCAGACCAGTCATTAGGGGTTCCAACAACGATACCAAGATTGACTTCATCGAACTCGCCAGCCTTCATACATATGGAGTATATCTTCCTTCTTACGCCAATATCAGGAAACCCATAATCTCTAAAAATAACATAATGATGTGCAAGCGTAGTATTATCTGAAATCTTATCGGCTGTCATTTCTCCATTCGGGGCCGCTATGACATCTTCTGTCAATGTAACTTGTTGGTGCGTAAAGGCTGGCGTACCAACACCATTTTGAACATGCAAAACAAGTTCCTCAGAATACGGCATCAGGTTATGATAGTTATAGCGCCAATATCCGCCCGGCCTGCGGAACGTACGCGGAAAAACAGCATCGCTTGGTCCAAAGCTGTCCACCCTCCAGTACGGAAGCAAAACCGCATCAGGGCCTTGCGGGCGTCCCCACTCGTCAAGCTGGCCTTGCGATACTAAGTTGTTGGCTGGCGTCACGGTGTCGGAGATGCGCGCGGACTGATCTGTAAATCCAAGCGCAATGTACCCACTGGCACCAACACCGACATACTGACCAAGCCATGACGCTACCTCGACGGACTGACCATAGTCAGAACGGTTGACGGCCATGTAGACCGCATCCTCGGAGTCTTCAGGAAGAACCGCTACACTCTCGACAATCCCGTCCGTGATAAACCGTGACCATCCCTGGATGCGGTTTTCCTTGTCCTCGATGTCATAAATCAGAATGGCGCACTGACCATCATCGCGCACGCACCAGACGTAGGTCTCCGGTTCGCGCTGAATGGCCATCTCGACAACGCCGTCGCCGCAGATGTTCTCATTCAGTTCGCACAGATCCGCAGAGCGGTAATCGTTGTCCTCGAACGAATATCCGACCGCAATCACCCGCAGGCCGGAGCGATGGGTGAACATCCCCCGGCTATCCAGCCGCGTCGGCTGCACGTCGGCGCTGCCAAAGGTAGAAGCATCCTTCAGCGTGACGCCACCCGGCGTCAGAAAGCCATCGACATCGGAGGCCCGCATCGAGACTTCCGAGCCAGCCGTGCCGATGATCATGCGCTGCAGGGGCAGGAACCATGCGATCCTGCTGACCTGACCGCCTGTAGCGATCTGTCTCTGGATCGTTGAAGAATCCGTGGTTTCCAGATCATCGTAGGAATAGTAGGCATCCGAGGCCGAGCCCCAGACGTTATCGAGACCGCCCCACCAGAGCCGCCCATCATAGAGACTGACGGCAGACGGCCATCCATTGTAGGCCGACCAAGATCCTATTTCCCACGACTTGGTGCCCGTGGTCGCGTTGAAATTCTCCAAGACCTCAACGCTGACACTGGTTGCAGAGTTGACCGCCGTGATACGTCCCACACCGTACCCGCTTGCGCCCTCGTACTGGACAGAGACCGTGGCCGATCCGCTGGTGTAGGCGCCCGCAATAAAGCCGATCCGGGTATAGCTGATGACGTTGTTATCCTCGGCCTCACCGGCATGGGTCACAGAGAGATTTCCGGTAATCGTCGTGGTGCTGCTTCCATCATCGCGATTGTAGTCGAGGAAATCGCCATCCTCGCCGGTCAGGGAGCGCTGCACGCGCAAGGTGCCAGACCACGTTCCAGTGATCTGATAACTGAACTGGCGATCATTGAAATCCGTACCCTTGACGCCACGAATGGCGAACACATCGGTATAGGTGTCATCGCCAGCCAGAACCCACGAGGCATCGAGACGATCGTGATAAAGCCGGATCAAAGAGCCGACCATGGTGGATTCGAAGACGGGCTTATCAGATGTGATCGTTGTATTGCCGAACGTGCTGCCCGGCGTCAGGCTCGCACCTTCGACCGGGGTGCCCTGGAATGGGCCATCATCGGCTTGGTAATAAACGACCGACCACGACTTGGGCGACCGGCGCTCGATCTTCAATTGCTGGAGATTGCGGTTGGCCAGGAAGATGATATCCGCCGATTGATCGTAGCGGAACGAGCGCAGTTGCGATGTCGTCCACGGGGCCGGGACACTCATCACGCCAGCCGTTTCAACCTCGATGCTATCGACGGCGCACAGCCTTGGATTGCGCGTTATAAACCGCACATAGAAGTTCGAGTTTGGCGTAAAGGCGATTGAATGCCATCCGGCATCCAGCGACGTTTCAGAAATGTAGTCCTGTCCGCCAGACGTAGATCCGCAACGAAACAGGACCGGACCTGTCAGAACGATGATCCGCAAAGCATGCTGGGTGCCATAGCTCGTCGTTGACACAAGGCGTTCGCAATAGGCTTCAGATCCACGGGCATTGGCGTGCATCTGCAGAACGCCGCTGCCGATCGTGGACGAGGCGCCGCTTGATGCACTCAGGGTCCAGCCAGATGATGATGTGAAGTTGGCAGGCGACGTTGCAATCGAGCAATTGACGGATGGACGGGTTACGATCTCGTCATCGATCCAAACCCGCAGCAGACCGCTGGTTAACTCCAGAAGCGCCACGTCATCAATCGACCGCACGAACGGGATCAGGCGGGCTTGGTTGTTTCCAGACGTGGCCCCAAGATACTTGAGACCGGGACGTGCCTGCCCATACCCGATCGCATGCGGAAATAGATTCTCCTGCGTTTCCGCAGCCAAGGGCGTAATCTCAAGATCCACGCGCGCTAGGCCCGCGTCTGAGAACTCGCCAACGTGGAAATGGGCAATGTGGGCATTTTGTTTAGGCACGCCTTATCTCCACCATGGCCTGCCGGTATAGGTGCGCGATCCAAGGCGCGATTGAACCAGACGACCAGGGGGGGGCCGCATCGCCGGTTGATTTAACGCATCCTTGGATCGCGCGTCTTTCATGGCCCGGTTGCGTAGCTCGCCAAGCTGCCCAAGCTGCTCTGCGGGCATGGCCGTCAAATGCGGGGCTACGCGCCACGCCAATTCGTATTGGACGAACAGTTCATAGGTGGAAGGCCACTTGGATGTGTCGCCGCCATAGGACGCATCATCCGAGATGTAGGACACGTAGAGCGGGTTGACATCGGCCAGCCAATAGGCGCCCTCATCCACGTACTGCTCCAGCGTCGGGTCCATGTACTCATTGGAGCCGATCGCATTGAGACGACAGAAATCGGTTGGCTTTTCGAAGGCGTAGACCCATCCGAACTCTGGCTCGACCTCGGTTGAGGCTTCCAGAAGGACGGCCCGCAGGGCAAAGTTCCACAATCCCTGCTCCAAGCACCACGACTTCACTTCCTCATAAACGTCATCGAGGATGTAGCGCTCTTCCACATCATCACTGACCGTGCTCAAGCGCCGGTTCTTGATGATCCTCAAAGCACCGTTGTAGAGCGAAAGCTGGGATGCAGCCATGCGGGCCTCCTATCAGGCGACTTCTTTCTCGGCGGCGGGAACTTTCGGCATGAGAAGTCCAGCCGACTTGAGATATTCGTTCATGGCCTTGATCGCGGCAGCTTCGGTCTTGTGGCCGCGCGAAACCTCGCCGCCCTCCAGACCGATCACACGCCACTTGCAGGCCGGTAGAAATTCCACGCGCACGACCGGACGCCCATCGGTATCGAGCGGGACGAGGGTCGGCGTTGACTTTTCAGCGATCTCGTCAAGCTCGGCCATGGCGGCGGCGCCGCACTTGCCGTTGACGTGGGGGCGCTGGACCATATGCACGCCGCCGACTTCGACGGTACGCACGGTCAGATCGATATCGAACGAACCGTTTTCAGCGATGCAGCGCACGGTGTCGTACTTCTGCAGCCGTCCGGTTGAGAAGTGAGCCCATGAGATGGGTTTGAACAGATCCTCAATTCCCATGTTGGGCGGGATCTCGACCACATAGCGCGTGAACACGTAATCCGCCGTCTCGTTCATGGACTTGGCGGGAATGTATTTGATGGCCATTGTCTACCTCTTGAGAAAAGAAAGAGGCGAGGCCCGTAAAGGCCCCGCCCCGGTTTGCACGCACGACAGAACGTATTAAGTGCTGGTTGCTGCGAACGTCACAGACGCCGCAGAGCTTGCACCCACAGTATAAACAATGCCGTCAGCGAAGGCGGTGTACGCACCAGCCGTCGTCAGTTCAACATTGCGGAAGCTATCACCCACTTTCATGCCAAGGGCAAAGCCATTGGAAATGAAGCCCGTAGAGGCAGCAGTAGCCGCCGTATGGGTCGATGAATAAACCCAGTAGTTGCCTACTGCATCACCGTAAGTCTGAGCGATCAGCTTCGGAGGATTCGTCGAAGAATAAGCCATTAGTTCCTCCTATCAGCTTGCGACGTATGCAGAGCCGTCATGGACCATCTTGACCACGCCGGTATTCTGCAACATGACGGCGCCATGATAGAGCGAAGCGTTGGTCCAAGAGACCTGCTGCTTGCGCTCATAACCAGCATCGACCATCATTTCCGCCACATTGGCGGCATGGCCGATCGAGTCCATATGCCACATATAGCAGGACTCAGACGACGAGCCGACGCCCGTCAGATTGGGGTGCGTCATCCAGTTGACGCCAGCCCAGCGCTTGACACGGCGCGGCGGGCCGGTCATCGGCTTGACCTCGACATAATCGGCAGAGGCATACTCCTTGACCTGCAGGAGATAGCCGTCGAAAGCGGGCGTGATCGCAGCGAAGAGC